TAACCGGGAGTTTTAGGGTAACGGCTGCCGACATAACAAGCTATGTGGAAACCTACATAAAAAAGCATGAGGGCTGCACGCCGATTGTAGTTATAGATTATCTGCAATTGATAGCACCGCCAGAGGGCTTTAAAGGGAGCGTAAGGGAGTACACGGACGAGAATATAAAAGCCCTAAAGGATATGCAGAAGAAAAACGGCTTATTTGTTGTCGTTATAAGCAGCTTTAACAGATCGAGCAGCTACGAGCCGATAAGCTACGAGGCTTTTAAAGAAACAGGCATGATCGAGTACACGTGCGACTATGTATGGGGCTTGCAATTGTCCATACTCGACGCAGAAAACACCGACTTTTACACAATGGCTGGGAAGAAAGGCGGCAGAACAGAAAGACCGTTATACTTAAAACGTAAGTTGGTAAACGAGGCACAGGCAGAAACGCCAAAAGGCGTGGAGTTTGTGAGCCTTAAGAGCCGGAACGGTAAGCAATTTTACAAGGCGTTTTTTGACTACTACCCGGCACACGATTATTACACAGAGGATAGGGACGGCGTAAGCACTCTATGGCAAGATGCAGAGGGCACGCCCTGGGACGATGTGGCAACCGTGCAATTATAATTTTATAACAGGAACAGAGGCGACAGCATCGGAGCTGCCGCCCTTTTTATTTATAGGCATTTTCTACTTAAGCGTATACTTCTAATTTTAAGTAGACAATATTAAAAACATTGACAAAATCAATATTTAGATGTATAATACGTACTAAACACAATATGTGTTATATACATTCTACACGTATAGTACAGAATTTACAGAAAGCGAGGGCTAAACAATGACATTATCACCAGAGGCACGCATCGAGCGTGCAAAGTATCTGCGAGAGTGGAGAAAGAAAAACCCAGGTAAACAGGAAGAATACAACGCCCGGAAGTGGGAGCGCAAGGCAGAGGCGGCAAAGGTGGCACGTGACAAAATAGCCCACAGCGCATCGAAACAAAGGGAGATTGTATAACATGGACGATAACGAAACCTTGAAACCGTGCCCACATTGCGGCGGCATAGCTTGCTTGCATAGCAATTACAGCTATAAAACACGTAGCTATTTTGTGTTTGTTAAATGTGAGGTATGCGGAGCAACAGGCAAGGTAACGACCAGCAAGGACGAGCCGGCGGCGCAAGAGTGGAATAACGAGGCGTGCGACCGTGCCGTAAGTGCATGGAATATGCGAAAAGGGGCGGTAACATAGAACGCAAGGAGAATACACAACCTGTAAGGCATTGCGGACAGGTAAACGCCTATTGGCAAGAGGGCACGTTATACATTAAATGCAGAAAGTGCAAACGCTGGGTAGGTATATACCCATTTAAACGGCATCATAGCTGCAAAGGAGAGGGGGCACAATGAGTACAGCATCGGAACAGAAAGACGAGCTTATATTATCTGCACTTATAAGCAACCCAACTATAAAGGCGGCAAGTGCGGCTTGTGGGGTATCTATAACACAGATACGCGCACGCATGAAAACAAAGGCTTTTAAGGAGAAATACGACAGGGCGAGGCGTGAGCTATTGGCGCAATCCACAGCATATGTGCAAGGCATCATAGGCGAGGCGTTAAAGAAAATGTACGGTATTATGAACGATCCAAACGCAAGCTACCAAACACAGCTAAACGCTGCCGAGGCGATAACCCGGAGCAGCTTAAAACTGACAGAGCAGAACGACATAATAAGCCAGATAGAAGAACTTAAAAAGGCGGTATTCCATGAATAGTGCTATACAAAGACAGCTTGCCGAGATCAAAAAAGAGGTACAATGCAGAAATGACGCACAAAACGTACTTAACACAATAGACGTAACAAAGCATATAGCACCTGTTTATTTGTCCTTGCATGAGGATATACAGGCGCAAGCACATCAAAACTACAATTTGCCAGGCGGCAGAGGTAGCGGCAAGAGCAGCTTTTGTGCATTGGAGATAATCGACGGCATTATGAAAGATAAGACCGGCACGAGCAATGCAATTGTATTTAGGCGCACGGCAAATACGATGCGTGAAAGCGTTTATAGCCAAATATCGTGGGCAATAGACATATTAAACGTAAACGGCTTATGGCATGGCAACGTAAGCCCTATGAGCTGGACGTATAAGCCGACAGGGGCACAAATACTGTTTAGAGGGCTTGACGATAGCAGCAAGCTAAAATCTATCAAACCACGGCGCGGCATCTTTAAATATATCTGGTTAGAAGAATTTAGCGAGCTACCGGGCGAGAACTTCACAAGATCGGTTATGCAATCCGTACAGAGAGGCGGCAGCAAGTTTATTGTGTTTAGGAGCTTTAACCCACCTTTAAGCAAGAGCAATTGGGCTAACGTATTCATAACACGCCCGGACGACAGGGCACTTACGCTGCACACGTCGTATTTAGATATACCGCCGGAGTGGCTGGGAGAGGATTTTCTTTTAGAGGCAGAACGCTTAAAGGAGATAAACGAGCAAGCATACCGGCACGAGTATTTAGGCGAGGCGACAGGATCGGGCGGCGAGGTATTCCCAAACATAGAGGCAAGGAAGATAACCGACGAGGAAATCGAGCAAATGCAATACATATATTGCGGCATCGATTTTGGCTTTTCGGTAGACCCAGCCGTATTTATACGTTTATCCTATGACAGCAAGCGCGATACAGTATACTTTATTGACGAGATATACAAGCGAGGATTGAGCAACAAGGAGCTTGCAAGGCTTATAAAGGAAAAGGGCTACCACACAGCCGGTACAGAGTACACATTGTTTGGGGAGAGCCAGGCACGGCAACTTATTATTGCAGATTGTGCAGAGCCTAAAAGCATTGCCGATCTGCACGGCGAGGGGCTAAAGGTTATAGGCTGCCAAAAGTACCCAGGCTGCGTGCTATACCGCATCAAGTGGCTACAAAACAGGCATTTAGTAATAGACCCGGCAAGAACGCCCAACGCCTACAAAGAATTTGTAAACTATGAGTACATGACGACCAAAGACGGCGAGTTTTTAGCAGATGTGCCGGACGCAAACAATCACACAATCGACGCCACGGCATATGCACTCGACAGAATTATATATCATAAGGGCGTATCGGCATGACAAAGGACGAATTTATAAGCGTTATAGAGCATATAGCGTGGGCGATAGAAACCGTATTATTTGACAGCAAGGTATATGTTAAAGAGTTTGACATCACCCAGGAACAAGGCGTAGCAGCTTGTTATAAGCCAGGCATCGACCCTGTAATATGTGTACATGAAAAGTACATGGATAGTGAATTTTTCATGTTAGTTTTAAACATATTCCATGAGCTGGTACACGCCTACAATGTGCGATACCATACACGCGACTACGAGGAAAGGGACGGTACACAATGGCATAACGGCTGTTTTAAGTGGACGGCAGAAAAGCACGGCGCAAGATGTGAGTATTACGAGCGTTACGGCTGGGCAGCAGCTTATTTGCCGCCGGAAACAATAGCCAGGATAAAGGAAGTATACGACATTATAAAGGGGGAGAGCTTAAGCAATGTATATGCGCATAAAATGTGGTATATGTAACAAAGCATGGGAAGTATACCACCGTGACAATTGGAAAGCAGACACCGCCAGGACGTGCCCACGATGTGGGGCAGAGGTAAATAAAAGCACCTGGGAGCATGATATACTACCGGCTTTTAACATGGCTAACGATGCAGAGCTTGAAATCTGCAAGGAACGCACCGGCGCTGCATTTAGCATAAGCTATATGCCAGACGTAGAGCCGGAGAACGCCAGCAAGTGGCATATGTGCCCTGTATTAGAAAGCAATATGTTAGATTATGATATACCCTATCAGTTTTAAGGGGGGATCAGATGCAAACAGAGTTTTACAAGGAATACATGAAAAGCGACGAGTGGCGCAAAAAAGAGCTTGAAAGATTGATAATTGACGATTTTACGTGTGTTATGTGCGGACGTACGGAACGGCAGACACGGTACGGCTTGCAAGTGCATCATACCACTTATGCCAGGTTAGGCAACGAGAATGTATACACCGACCTTGCGTCGTTATGCGGACGTTGCCACAAGTGGGTACATAACTACAACGCACGTATACAGAAAGACCCAAATTCTAATTAAGCGTATGAACATAATTTTAAGTAGAAAGGTAAAAAACCATGATAGAGGACGAATACACCTATAACGGAAAAGGCGCAACAGGACAACACGCCGTAGTAGAGCATTACCAGATAACAACGGCAAAGTATGGCACGATAGATGCTGCATTATTGCCGGAGCTAAACAGACGCGAGGCAGAAAAGCAAAAGGCTTTATCTTTACAGGCAAAGAGAGAAGAACCGCGCCAGGGCAATTGCCCTTTTACCGACAGAGCAGATACAAAGTGCATCGGTATTAAGTGTGCGCTATACTCCAACGGCTGCACGTTTGCCCAGATCGGACAGGGCGAGTATGACACCGCCGGCAGAACGTGCCCTTTTAACAAGTACCATATGCAATGCCGGACAGATTGCACCATGTATAAGAACGGCTGCACATTAACGGCATTAGCACATAAATTAAGCGAAAGCGAGGACAAATAACATGAGTAAGTTTAACAGCTATGCAAAGGACGTGGACAGGATCGCAAAGGCAGCCTTTAAGGAATACCAGGACGCCGAAACCGCACTAAAGAAAGCCGAGGAAAGGGCTAAACAGTACCCTATGAAAAACGGCATGGTAACGGCAGAATATGAGGCGACATCTACCAGGGCAAAAGCCGACTTGTTAGAGGCAAAGGAAAGATGCAGAGCAGCAAGGCAGCATATGAGCGACAAGATCAGCGAGCTTAACAGCATGAAAAAGAGGCTTATTGACGATGTAGAGCAATATTATTATGCAGACCCGGCGACGCTGGACAGCAACACAATAGAGCTTTTAAAGAGTGGCATATTATCTGCGAGCGAATATAACAACCTTTTGGAGAAGAACGCCGGCAACCATACTATGCAAAGAGTAATAGCAAAGTATGCAGACGAGGCAGCCGCAAAGATCGCTAAAGAATATGGCGAGGGCAGCAACGAGGCAATGGCTATAAGAGCCGTAGCACATCACGGCAGAGAGAATAGCGGCGGCGATACCGTAGCAGCTTTTAATACTCTTATTGACGCATACAGCCGGACAGCCAACAACCCGGCAATGATAGGCTATTGGGACGAGCTGACAAGCGAGCTTATAGCAGACTTTTAATTTGTGGTTAAATTAGCTAATGGCTATTTATCTATCCTTTTAAGTGTTAGGAAAAGGGCATACCGTGGGCAAGCACGCGGCGTGCCTTTTTTCATTGCCCAGATTAACTTAAAGCATAGGATATTATAGTATATTATATCCTGGTTATGCTTTAAGTAAATCTGACGACGCACCAGAACGCCCATAAACGGCTTTTAAATGTAAAAGGGTAGATTTATACCACCTTAAAGGCAAAAGACGAAATACAGGCAAAATGCGTGCGTAGTATAGGGCGTATTTGTATAACTTGTTATGCAGAAAACGTGCTAAACACGGTTTGCATATTGTACGTATAAAACTTTCTAAAATTTTTCTTGACAAGTAGACACAATAATGTTATCTTATACTTGAAAACAATAACAAAACTAAAAAACCAACCATCAAAGGGGGCGACAATATGGCATACAACGCAGCATTAGCAATAGCACCGGCAAGACCTTACACGCTTGTTACCCAGATACCAGCCTTTAACAATAGTCTTTTTGAGCGTTTCATTGACTACACCGACCGCAAAGAAACCACTACAAAGGGTTATTTGACCTGTATACGACAGTTTGTAAAATGGCTGCAAGATAACAGCATCGGACAGCCCACAAGGGAGCATATAAAGCTATATCGTGACTACTTACAGGCAAGCGACCTTAAGACCGGCACACAGGCACAATACCTGGGAGCGGTAAAGCATTTTTTCAAGTGGACGGCAAGCGAGGGGCTTTATCCTAACGTAGCAGACAACATACACGGCGCAAAAATAAGGCATGATATACACAAGAAAGATGCTTTACAGCGTGACGACGTTGTAAAAGTACGTGATACCATAGACCGCACCAGCGAGCCGGGCAAGAGGCTATACGCAATGTACTTATTATGCGTTATATGCGGATTGCGCACAATCGAGCTGCACCGTGCAGACGTTGGCGACCTTAAGACGATAGGCGGCGTAACATACTTATACGTACAGGGCAAAGGACACGACGACAAAGACCAACCTGTATTAATTATCCCGGAAGTGTACGAGCCTTTAAAAGAATATCTGCAAAGCAGAACGGACAAATACACCGCTAAAAGCCCTTTATTTATAAGCACGAGCAACCGCAGCAAGGGCGACAGGATCGCAACCACTACTATTAGTACCATGTTTAAGACAATGCTTGTAAATGCCGGTTATGACAGCGACAGGCTAACGGCACACAGCTTACGACATACGAGCGGCACCGGCGCACATAAAGCCGGTATTGACCTTTACGGCGTACAGCATCTTATGAGGCATCAAGACCCGGCAACGAGTGAAATATACATACATGACGACAGCCACCAGGCAGCAGAGCAGAGAGGGCGACAGGGCATATATGATTATTACTTTAAAGGCAAGGTATATACACCCATATTGCCGGAGCTTGAAAGGGAAATAATGACAATGACAGCCGACGAGCAGCAAACATTATTAGCGCAGATCAGAGCGCAGAAAGGGGGCAAGGCATGAGCGACTTTGATAGACCATTTTACACGATACCAGAGGCGGCAGAAAAGCTACAAGTACATGAAAACACGATTTATAATATGTTACGTCGTGGAGAAATTGAGCATTACAAGATAGGCAAGCAACACCGCATAGCTGCATCGGAGCTGGAGAGGTTAAAGGTAGAGCGTAAGACGCCTACTTAAAATTACATTTATAACCTTAAGTAAAAGAAAGGAGCAAACGGCATGGTATACGACGACGAATACGAATATTTTTTAAAGGAGCTGACAGCCAACGAGGGCGAGCCGTACCACATGAGCAACAAAGAGCTTGCTTTTGATATTTTCGAGCGTTTCAAGAAAGATAACCCGGACGCCGGCATATATTGCTATGACATATCGCAATATATCTGCAAGGACAGGCACGCGAAAATAAAGCTTGCAGAGCTATTTAACAACCAAAGGAAACGCCAGGCAAAAGAACTACAAGCGACCGTTGACCTACTCCGAACGGTAGAAAGAGAGGCTAATATATATGATAGTTGCGATAGCTAACCAAAAAGGCGGCGTAGGCAAGACCGCAACCGCCCAGGCAATAGCCACCGGCTGCAAAGGCAGAGTGCTTGCCGTAGACTTTGACCCACAAGGCAATTTATCTTTTAGCATGGGCGGTAACGCTGCCGATCTGGGAGCATACGAGCTTATAAGAGGAAATGCAACACCGGGGCAGACGATCCAAACGACGAGCCAGGGCGAAATAATAACAGCAAACACGAGCCTTGCACTTGCCGACACCACACTTACAGGCAACGAGCGTGTATTGTCCTTATGGCGTGTGTTAGAGCCTTTAAAGAAGAAATACGACCATATTGTAATTGATTGCCCACCGGCACTTAACACTTTACTTATAAATGCCCTTGCCGCTGCCGACCTGGTTATTATTCCCTTAACGGCAGACATTTACAGCCTACAAGGTTTATACCAGCTTAAGCAGAGCATTACAGATGCACAACAGATTAACAAGGGCTTAAGAATCGGCGGCATAGTGTTTACGAAACACAGCACACGCACCGTGCTTGCGCGAGATCTGACAGAGGTTATAAAGAGTAAGTGCCAGGAGCTGGAAATACCTGTATACAATACGACCATACGCGAGGGCGTGGCTATACGTGAGGCGCAGACCCAGCGCATGAGCATCTTTAAATATGCACCTAAAAGCAATGTGGCAAAAGATTATAAACAGCTTATTAAGGAAATAGGCTTATAAAGAAAGGATTTTATCATGGAGCAATACACCTTAAAGAAAAAAGCCAAGAGTTTTACAGCCGAGGCAACCCAGGGCACGAGCATTTTTAACCAGATAGCAAGCGGAAACGTACAGCGCGTACCAGATGCAGAGGACGTACAAAAGGTAGAAAAAGCACCAAAGACAAAGAACGTACAAAACACCAATAACGCAGATAACGTACAATACGTACAAAACGTAGATAACGCAGATAACACAAAGAATTTAGGCGGCAGACCGGCGAAATATGAGCATAAAATGGAGCGTTTGAACTTAAGCATACCGGCAGACGTTAAAGCCTACTTAAAGGCGGCTGCATACAGGGAGAGCAGCCCAACGCGCATGGTATCACCGACAGAGTACCTTATAACCCTTATACGTAAGGATATGGAGCAGCACAAAGAGTAAGGGGGCAAGCATGGAAAAGAAAGGCATACAGCTTACACCAGAGGACACCGCCCAGCTTAAAGAATATCTGCAAGCATTGGACGAGATCGGCAAGCGAGAGCCGGAAAAGTTTTTAACGGCTGAAATGTTCGAGGAAATAGCACCGATCCTAAAGGCTACCGGCACAATCCCGGAGAAATACCGCGACCGCATAGGCATTAGCGAGGACACGAAAGCCCTTTACGATATAGCCTGGGAGAAATGGAACGCCGAAACGGTAGAGCTTAACAAGAAGTATCACGACGTTATAACAAAAGCTATGCGCCTTGCATTATCAAATAACAAGGAATTTAGCATAGAAAAAATGGAAGATGTAATAGACCGGCTTGTAAAAGAGAATGACTTTATACCTACCATTTTATTAAATAAGCTGGAAAACGCCGACATACCCATAGACAAAATTAACCGTAACGCCTGGTATTTTGATAAGGTGATAGAGGGGCAGCAGCGCTATTTGTTCGATGTAGGCAAAAAGGGAGAAAAACAGCCAATAAACTTAAAATACAGCATTGATTTTTTCGCGCTGGATAAACTCGACGGCAATGTAAAAATCACAAAGAAGTTAGAGCCGTACGACAGGCGAGTATATATAGCAATGGGCGGCTTGTTTAAGAATAGCCCTTATATGACAATACAGCAGATATACAATGCTATGGGCTTTAAAGGCATATTAGGACAGAGCGACAAAGAAAAGATAAACCAGGCTATTTTAAAAATGAATGTGGCACACATTTACATTGATAATATGAACGAGCTTAACAAGCATTACCGCTACCCAAAATTTATTTACGATGGATCGCTTTTACCTATGGAGCGAATACAGGGCACTTATAACAATAAAAGCATAACAATCGTGCATTTATTCAGAGAGCCACCACTACTTACATTTGCCCGGCAGCGTAAGCAGATAACGACCGTTGATATTAAACTACTCGGTACGCCTTTAAACAAAAATAATGGCAATATTGAGTTAGAGGATTATATCATGGAAGAAATAGCCAGGATCAAGAAAGGCGACCGCAACAATAAGATGCTTTATAGCACGATCTACGAGGAAACACACATAAACACTATTAAGCAAAAGCAGCGAACGCCGGAAAAGATAAAACGACTTTTAGAGTATTACAAAGAGTGCAAATATATTACAGATTTTAAGGAAAACGACGACGGCATAACGATAGTTTATTAAGCTAAAGTGGACAGTTTTCCTAAACCCTACCCATTTAGGAGAATTGTCCACTTCATTTAGGAGAATTGTCCACTTCATTTAGGAGAATTGTCCACCGCCCTTTTTGAAAACCCTTATACTACAAGGCTTTAAGACACGTCAAAAAACGCATAAGGTTTTTATAAGGATTTATAACACATCGCGCGGCTTGCTTGACGCAGCCGCTAATGTGAATTAAAGTAACATAGACCTTTACTTTATAGGCAGATCGGAAAGAGGCTTAACCGCCGACAACCGACGCCGGAAAGGGGGAAATATCATTATCAAAATAACATGAATTTTCTACTTAAGGTTATTCAAATAATTTTAAGTAGAGAGGTAACGCAGCTATGATGCAGATTAAAAAAACTGATGCGTACACCGACCAAAGCACACGCACCAGCGAGGCAACCAACCACCAGAGGAAAGCCGCCGGTATTATATTAGCATATTACGGCGACTTTTGCAACAACGAAAGGAGCTTATAATATGGCAAGGAATGTAGAAAAAAACGTAAATGAGGCAAAGGCATATATATCAAAACATCTTAAGCGCGACTTAAGATCGGAAGAAATCACCCAACTAAAAGAAATGTTTATGACAGGAATAAAAAAATGGGGCTTTTGGCAAGGGCTTTTTGATCTAATCTGCGACACCTGGTTATTTGGTTTTGAATGTGGGCGAAAGGCTGGCATGAATGATAGCAAAAGATAGTTTAGAGTTTAAGTTGTGGCGTGATGCTTTTAATATAAAAGCAGAGCTGACACCGGCGCCGCCGTACTCCGAAAGCCAAACATATTGGGCAAAGGTTATGGAGCGCACGCGAGCTGGTAACGATGCGTACAGAAATACACCTTTACAGGCATTAGCAGAGCATATATTTTTAGGCATAATCCTACAACTTGAAAATGAGAGTAAAGCATCGGAGCAAGCACCCTGGGAACGATAAAAAAGGGGCGAGGGGAAACCCTCAAAAAATAGCATAGGGCGACCACGTATGTTATGCTTGCTATAACAAAAGTGTGTCCAACTATGCTATGCTTGCTATTCTCAATTTGAATGAAAATAGCAATGCTTGCTATTACTCAAAAATGAGTAAAACCAGGGGGCAGAACAGCCCCGGAAAGGATATAATTTGAATAGATCAGACGCAGCACAAGAGATAAAGAGCCGGTATGCAGAATACTTACAACCGGCAAAGAAAAAGGTACAGGGAAAAACAACTTATATATGCCCTTTATGCGGAAACGGAAAAGGGAAAACCGGCGACGGCTTAAGCATCGATCCTGGGAGCAATGGCACGCAGCTTAAATGCTTTAAGTGTGGATTTTACGGCGACATTATCGACCTTTACAAACAAGAGCATAATTGCGACGATGCGGCGGCGTTTTCTGCACTATATGAGCGTTTCAACATCACCATAGACGAAAGCACCAGAACGGACGGAAAGCCACCCAAAAAGGCAAAGGCAACAAATACACCGACCGAAACCCAAAAAGCCGAAAATGGGCAATCTGACAACGCAGAAAAGGCAACGCCAAACTTTATGCAATATTACATGAGCTGCAAGGAGCATATATCAGACCAGGCGGCAAAAGATTATTTATCTATTAGAGGCATAAGCGAGGAAACGGCGGCGCGTTTCTGGTTAGGGTACGATCCTAAAACAAGGTTTTTAATAATACCGGCTGCAAACAGTTTTTACATTGCCAGGAACACGGACAGCAAGAGCGATTTTAGATACAATAACCCTAAAGGGGCAAGCATCGAGCTATTTAATATTAAGGCGTTATACAATGACAATGCACGCCCGGTATTTATCGTAGAGGGGGCAATCGATGCTTTATCTATAATCGAGATCGGCGGCGAGGCGGTAGCACTAAACAGCACGAGCAATGCCCGGAAACTATTAGAAGAACTAAAGCAGAAACCGACCGAAAACGCACTTATACTGTGTTTGGATAACGACGCAGCCGGAACGAGGGCAAGCAGCGACCTTGCAACAGGTTTACAAGAGCTGAAAATACCCTTTATAAGCACAAATATTAGCGGTAAATATAAAGACCCTAACGAGGCTTTAACATCGGACAAAGAGGCGTTTATTGCTGCCGTAAAAAGGGCAGAGAGAGCAACCCAGGCACAAGGCGTACAGGGTATGTACGGAGTAACGGCAAGCGACTACTTAAGCAGCCGTATTTTTGAAACCGATATAAGCTATTTTAAGGCTTATAAGGATAGAAAAATGGGCTTGCATAACAAGATAGACAAATACTTAACGCTATACCCAGGGCTTGCCGTATTGGGCGGCGCATCATCGTTAGGCAAAACGACATTTGCGGTAAATATGATTGATAAGTTATTGGATAACGGCGAAACGGTATTATACTTTTCGTTAGAGCAATTGCCGATAGAAATTATCACCAAAAGCCTTGCCCGGAGATTGTACGAGGTTGACCCAGGAACAAAGCTAACTAATATAGACATTAAGAACGGCGCGACCTGTGATAAGTTGGAGCAGATCAAGAAAGAATACGCCAGCAAGGCGAGCCGTTACGAGATTATAACCGGGAGTTTTAGGGTAACGGCTGG